CCGGTGTGCTGCACCTGCTCGATCAGGTACTCGTGACCCTTCTGGGCGAAGCGGCGACGCTCCTCAGTGTCCAGGTACACGTAGTTGGCCCACACCTCGAACACCTGGGAGCTGGCGCCGAAGTAGTTGGTGAAGTAGGCAGTCAGGTCGAAATCCAGGCGGACCTCGTGGTACTGCAGGGCAATCAGTGGCAGGAACAGACCTGGGTTGCGGTTGAAGAAGAACAGCAGGGGCAGGTACACGCTGTTCACGTTGGTGTTGTCAGTGGTTGGTGCTGGGCTGGATGCCATCTTGCCGTAGTTGATCTTGTCGGACTCGCCCAGGAAGCACTCAGCGTACAGGCGGAACCAGGTCTGGTAGTGCTTGTCGATGCGCTGACCGCCGATGGTCAGCTCAACGGCGGCGATGGCACGCTCAGCCACCCAGTTCATGTCGATGTTGGCACCGGTCGAGGTCAGGTTAGAGAAGTTCTGCTGAGTTGGCTGCAGGCGCACGTACATGTTGCCGACCAGGTCGCCGTTGCGGGCGATGGTCACGGACACGCGACCAGAGTTGGAGGGGGTGCCGTTCACCGTCTGCTGGATGTTCTCCATAGCAAAGTTGGTGTGGCGCTTGTACACAGCCTGGAAAAAGGTCACCTTGGGCTGACCAGTCAGATACACATCCTGAGCGCCATAAGCAACGAGCTGCATAAGTCCACCGGCCATTTTGTACTATATCCCAAGAAAAAAATTTAGTTGGCAAACGCGAGACCACCCATTCCGGATGCAATTCTCAGGATGTTGTAATTCACGGCAAACATCTGCTGGTTCAGGGAAGGCATGCCCGTCTTGAGGCTGACAGCCACCTGAGCCATATCTATGCGGCTGAAATTGCAAGCGCCGCTTGGCTGAAGCTCCTCTGGCTTGACGGCAAAGGAATAAATGTAGATTCCTGGGTATGGGTGACCAGTGTGGTACTGGTAAGGCTGGTACTGGTTGTAATACTTGCCGTACTGCTCGGCAGCACGATCCGTGCCGTTCAGAATCAGCTTGAACTTGTGCAGAGGACCCACCTCCTGACCGTACGTGACGTTAGCGGTGCCGTACTGAGGCAGACCAGCCTCGACCCACAGAACGTTGCCGGTGAGCACGTTGGACTGGAGGTACACGGATGCCCACTGCTGAGGGGCGCTTGCCTGGTAATTGATAAGTGGCGAAGAAAGAGTTGATGGAATGTACAGATTTGGGCAGCCTGTGTTGTGGGGCTGGCACAGGGAACCAGACTGAGCCAGCTTGTTAGTGTCAATAGTTACATTCACGTTTGCGACGTTTGATGAGAAATTCCACATGGCGTTGGGATTTGAGTTTGGTGCTGGATTCTGGTAGACCCAGATGAGCTCCTTGACTGGGTGATTGTACTGGATGCGAATGACGCTTGGTGTATTCTCGGTCGAGGTTCCGACTGGGTCACCGTTCACGTACTGGACCTGCTCGATCAGGTACTCCTGATTCTTGGTGGCAAACTTGTCACGCTCCTCCTTGTCCAGGTAGACATAGTTTGCCCAGACGGCTGGGGGATTGGCTCCGAAATAGCTGGCATATGAAGCAGTCAGTGTGAAATCAATACGGACCTCGTGGTACTGCAGAGCAATCAGTGGCAGGAACAGACCTGGGTTGCGGTTGAAAAAGAAGATGAGGGGAAGGTACACGTAACCGGTAGAGGTCTGGTTGACGTTATTAGGCACGGGCAGCGAAGTGAGCTTTCCGTAATTGTATTTCTTGGACTCGTCCAGGAAGCACTCAGCGTACAGGCGGAACCACAGCTGGTAGTGCTTGTCAATAGACTGACCACCGATAAAGAGTTCCACAGAGTTGAAAGCACGCTCGGCGACCCAGCACATATCAGCGACGTTGTTGTTCGATGTCAGCTGAGCTGAAGAGGTGGTCGTAGGCTGGAGCACGACCCACATGTCGCCAATCAGGTCACCGGTGCGTGCCAGCGTCACGGAAACGAGCCCGCCGGGATTGGGCTGTCCAGCCAGAGTCTGGGGAATTGCCTCCATGGCGAAATTGGTGTGGCGCTTGTACACGGACTGGAAAAAGGTGACTGTTGGCTTGCCAGTCAGGAACACATCCTGAGCACCGTAAGCGACGAGTTGAAGCAAAGCTCCACCAGGCATTTTAGTATTACTCGCGATTTTAATTGAGACCTATTTTCTACATCATTAGTACAAATGTCTCAGCGCCGCCCACTGCCCCCAAAGACCCCAATGCCACCACCCCCAGAGGAGGACGAGGAGGATGAGTTCGACGAGGAGGACTTTGAGGATGGTCCCGATATGCTCGAGGCGCTCGCGAGCCTGCTCGCCACCGAGGATGGCGAGACAATTGCAACCATTCTGGCAGGAACCAAGGATGCGACCGAGAAGATTGCCCTCCAGCTCGAGATGCACAACAAACTTTTGGTCAAGATTGTAGCAGCTCTAAACAAGATGGTTCCTGTGACGCCAGTTGGAATTGAGGCTCCTGCCTAAAAACCAGTCGCGAAGCGACTGTCGACAATTTCGGTTCTAGTTGTCTAAGAGCCTATGGAGCCTTAAAAAAGTCTCGCGTGATTTCAATAATGGCAAGTCGGCGCGTCCACACAATTCAAAAAGATGTAACACCCGAACATGAAGAAGAAATTCGAATTGCAAATCAGACAAATGAAATTAACACTTGGACAGTCGACGAGCTTGAAACTTGTATTTCAAAAGCAGAAAAGGATGCTGGTTTTGATATTCGCGGAAATACGCTTGCATCTGAAAAGATGTGGGCGTTTGTCCTTTTCCCAGAGACTCAGGAGAGGGACCAGGATCAGTACCCCATAAATTATGATCAGGAACATATCAAAATTCGCAAGGATCGATTTATCAACAGCTGTCGGACTCTTCTGACTCGGATCGAGTCGCTGAATCTGAACAAGACGGCAAGCAAAGACATCAACGGAGATGAATTTACTCTTGAATTTCGAGTTCGGCGTCTGATTGTGGATCGCAAGGAGATGTTTGAACAGTACCGCATCTGGGAACGCCGGCACAACCGAGTCAACAACCCGACTCTCGCGATAGACAACACCGACATGAGCTTGAAGGATGACGAGGACATGACCCCGTACCAAAAGCTTCTGTTGTACCTGCTCCATCGTGCGTACGACGAAGGGTACCGCCGCTACAAGGGTCAGTGTTGCATCCAGATTCGCAACACGCGTGCGTGGCGTATCGTCAAGGACATCAAGGACTACGTGTATGACGTCACGCAAAAGGAGGATGAGCCTGAGATGTGGAAAAACCTCACGAGCCGCGGGAATCTCGTGTCTGATGTAGTCAAGCACATGACTAACTGCAAGGACTTTCAGTTTCCAGAGATTAAGAAAGATCGGCACGTTTGGTCATTCCAGAACGGTCTCTTGATCGGCAAGGATTGGGACGGTGAAAAGTACAAGATTAAGTTTTATGACTATAATTCTCACGAATTTCACGAGCTTGATCCGACTATTGTGAGTTGCAAGTACTTTGATGCCCCTTTCAATCCGTACGACGAGTTGCAAGATTGGTGGGATATTCCTACACCTAATATGCAGCGTGTGCTCGATTACCAGAAGCTTGAACCGGAGGTTTCAAAGTGGGTCTATGTGTTCATGGGGCGTCTGTGTTTTGACGTGAATGAGATTGACGGCTGGCAGGTTATCCCTTTCCTCAAGGGTATCGCCCGGTCGGGCAAGTCTACGCTCATCACCAAGGTGTGTCGCAAGTTTTACGAGACGGAGGATGTTTCGGTGCTTTCGAACAACATCGAAAAGAAGTTTGGGCTTTCGAGCATTTATAACGGTTTCATGTTTATTAGCCCTGAAGTCAAGGGTGATCTTCAACTCGAACAGGCAGAGTTCCAGTCACTCGTGTCCGGTGAGGATGTGAGTATCGCACGCAAGTTTGACACGGCTCTGACGTTTCAGTGGAAGACGCCCGGTATTCTCGGCGGAAATGAGGTTCCAAACTGGAAGGACAATTCAGGGTCCATCTTGCGTCGTTTGGTGACAATCAACTTTGGTCGTCAGATTGCAGACAACGATTCGGACCCACATCTCGAAAAGAAACTCGAGGTGGAAATTCCCACGATTCTGTGCAAGTGTCTGCGGGCGTATCTAGACTATGCAAGCAAGTACAGTGACAAGGACATCTGGAACGTCCTTCCCAAATACTTCAAGGCTATCCAGAGTCAGGTGGCGTCAGTCACCAACTCGCTCCAGCACTTCCTGGCGTCCGAAAAGGTTCGGTACGGTCCGGACTTGTTTGTACCGCAAAAGGTTTTCATTCTGCACTACCAGCAGCACTGCAGTCAGAATGCACTCGGCGAAAAGCCCAAGTTCAACCAGGATATTTACGCAGGACCGTTCAGTTCGCGCGAGCTCGAGGTCAAGACAGAGTCTCGTATCTACAACGGGACCACGTACGCTCTTCAGCCATTCATCTTCGGTATCGACCTGGCGGCTACCGAAAATTAAAATATAGTAAAATAATAGAGAATGAATGCATCCGCCGCCGCGAGAAAGATACAACGTATCTTTCGCTCGAAGCGCGTTTTTACAGAAAATTCAGGCATCAAAACTCGAAATACGGCTGCAGAGGCACGAGCTTTATCAGCCTTGCGGGCGAATGTGCGTAGCCGGCTTGAAAAGGAGCGCCGGAACAGAAATGAGCGCGCTAAAAGGGGTGAACAATTTGGGTTTTTATATGTCCCAGAAGGTCCTGTCACAGAAGCCAACGTGAATGCGGCGCTCCGAGGGATGGAACTTCCGACTGTTGCAACCGCATCTTCTATTCGTCTTTCCAAGTCTAAAATTACTTCGTTTATGACCTCGGTCGACGCACAGGTGGATATTCCCAGGATACTCACACACGCACCGGTCGGTTTCAAGGAGGTGTATGGGTATCACGTGATAGCAAAGGGTTCGAACCCACAGATTCGGTATCATGAGGGTAAGTGGATAGGGAACCCTATTCAGATAAACTACGTGTTTGCAAAACGGGGAAAACTTACTCTACGCTTGACAACCAAGGAAATTTCAATCAGCGGGTCCGGAAATTTAGAAGAGATTTATATAGCTCTTCACAAGTGTTATTTGAACGGATGGATCACATCGGAGAACCGCAACAAGCCCTACCAAATAAAGTACATTAACGGAACATTCAAAGTGAATAAAAAGATTAACCTCGATGTTCTTGCCAAGTTGCTCGAAGGCTCGTCGTCCCTCGCTGAAAAGCCATCCCTGCGTTCGGGGAAGGTTGAGGCACTCGTAGAGAATGAGGAAGAGGAAGAGGAAGTCAAAAAGAGGACTAAAGCTCCACGCAAAACACTCAAGTCTCTCGTCCTCAAATTCAAGAAACCAAAATTCACGTATACAATTTTCGAGAATGGAACGGTCCTATTCACGGGACTTAAGAATCCTGAAGATCTCGAGGTTCCTAAAGAATTTTTCAAACAGTTTTTCACGGCTCCAGGATCTTCAAATGCGGTTTTTGGGAATACCGTGACTAGAGGTGGCGAGTCTAACAAGGAGCGCCTTGCGCGCCGGTATCCATCTGCAGGTACATGGAACAAACTCGTGAACCCAATTCCAAATGCTTACTACATTCGCCCAGGTCCAAACAATCAGCCTCGCCTTTATCCACACGCCTATTTCAGGAAACTCGAACACGGTCCAACGGTTAAGGTGGGTAATGCCAACCTTAAATCTGTTTACACAAAGGTTAAAAAGGCTTTCGAAAAGGTTGGAAAGCCTATCCCAGCGCATACTCTGAAAATATTCCGCAATGCTGGGTACCCCTTGAATAACGCAGCACCTGTTGAAAACAAGAAAAAGTATGCAAATACAGCAAACAGACGCGCCCCAAGCTGGAACGCCGAAAAGCCCGGCTTCTATGTGAGACCAGGACCTGGCAAACAGCCTTACTGGGCAGCTGTGCCTGCAGGTCTTGCAGCTGGGCGCAAGACGGTCATCAAGAAATACACAGAGGCTGGAAAGAATATTCCAGCAGCTGTCCGTAAGATTTTCAGCATCGGAAACAACGTCGTCACTGCAACCAATGGACCCAAACACAACTTGAGTGTGAATGCAGGAGTTTTAAAGATTAACGGACGTGAATGGACCCGCCTGACACAGCCTGAACTCTTAGCCATTGCGCGCAACCTGAGCATCGCAGGTGCATCGAACACGAGCGGTAAACGCAACATCGCGGCTATGATTCAGAACAAGACGAAAGGAAAGGCACCCGTCGTGGTGGTGGTCCCACCCGCGCCTCGTCGTGCAGCCACACCTTCCCCATCAAACTCAAACTCAAACTCATTGAACAAGAATTTTGGGAAGGAATTAGAATATGCAGTGCGTCTTCAGCAGAATCTGGGCAACTCATACCAGAATGGCAACGAGGGTTTGTTTATGGTCAAGTACCGGGAACTACCTTCGGGAACTCGCGGGAACCCACTCAAGGCGAATGTGAACAAGACATACAAGCAATTCCTTAAAAACGTCAAAGAATTGCGAGGCATAAAGAACGTTAAAAAGCCGCGCGCACCAATTAACCAGAGAGTCTATAACGTCTATAACATCCCCGTAAATTTCTCAAATCAGTTGGAGAGACATGGTGTGAATTCGAGTGATAATTGGACGTGGAGTGAAATTCGCGCCGCGCTCAAGGGGAAGAATGTGGGTGCTAAAGAAATACAAAGACTCAAGAACATGTGGGACAAGAACGTTGCAGCAAAGACGACACGCAAGACGATACGTAAGAAGAAAAAGGTCTAGATGCATTTCAATAGGTCAAAAACCTTGTACAAGAGCTTGAATAGCTCATCCCTTGACTGGATCTTTCCCGGCTCTACAATCTCCATCTCCACCTGGTAGCTCGTATCCTCGTCGCAGTCCTTGTCCTCTGGGTCCCCCTTGATCATGCTCAAGTCAATAGAGAGATTCTTGCGAACAAAAGACCAACGCTCCTTGGTCTTTTGCTCATTACTCGTCTCTTCGCCATCATACTCGAACGGCTCCTCAGTCGAAATCCCTAGCCGGATATCAAAGGGGTGTCCCTCAAGTGCAAAGTCGTCCACCTTGACCCTTCGCTTAATACACCCCACTTGCTCGTCAGACTCTTCATCGACCGTCAGACGCTTTCCCCCATCGAAATAGTAGACCGTAGCGCTCGTGTGCTTTTTAGCCTCCCACCCGTTGTAGGCTTCCAAAGCAGTGAGGAGTTTCTGAAACGTGTCCCGACCCACGTTTGTGTCGAAATTCCTCTGCGACTTGCGACCGAACCGAAATTCAATCTCGATATTCTCCTGGTCCTTGTGCGAGTTGATAATCGACTCCCACTGGTCAAAGAGACGGTGAGCCATTTGCATTTGCTAATTCTAACACTTTCGTCTCTAAGGCATGACAAGACACGAAAACTTGATAGAGAGGAAAATCGTAATAAATACAAGTAGAGATGAGAGGTCTTTGGAATCTCGGAAATACCTGCTTTTTCAACACGGCTGTTCAGTGTCTCGCCCATGTCCCACCTCTGACGAATCACTTTTTTAAATCAGATTTGGAAGGGTGTCCATGTGACATTACAAAAGAGTACCAAAAGGTTGTGAAACAGTTATTTATCAAGGGGGAAACCAAACCTGTGAGTGCGAGCGATCTCATAGGGGCGTTTCGCGTCAGGTTCCCACGTTTTGACCCAGGGCGCCAACATGATGCTCAGGAGGTGGTCCTTTTACTCATAGATGTTTTCGAAGAGTCACTTGGGAAGGAATTCATCACGGACCTCTTTAACGGGGACGAGTCCCAAGAGACGGCATGGTCCGGAGGAACATCCAAGATTACTAATCAATTCACGACACTTATCCTCGACGTCTCAGAGCCCTGTCGCCTCCAGGATTTACTTGAGGACAGACAAAAATCAATTTTGATTCAAAATTACAAGGATCAAGAAGGGACTGACCATGAAGAGGCTAAGGTTACCAGTACAGTCACCCGGTGGCCAAAGTTTACCAATTTTTCTTTTTCGATGTACGACTATAAATTCCCAATAGAAATTCCTTTTGAGTTTGAGGATCGGAAACTCTTTGCGTGTATCCTACATATGGGACATAAGCAAGGAGGGCACTATGCTTTACTGGTGAGACGATATGACAAATGGTACATTAAGGACGACGAAACGATTCATGAAGTTCCAGATATATTAAACATGAAGGGGGAGTTTTACCAAGCATGGTATCGTCCGAAGCGTTCACTGGATTAGCTCGCCAACCTGAATATCTTCCCTTAGATTGACCATGGTCCGGAAATACGTGCGGCGATTATTTGCGTGCGTCTTGTCGGTCCGGACCTTTTCCACGAAAAACCCCAAGTCGCCGTACCCACACTCCACGATCGTCCCGTCCGGCAAATCTGGGCGCTGATTTCTTGTGTGTAGTTCCCCCTCCTTATAAGGAACCCCGCGATCTTGAACCCATAGCTCAAACCCGTTTCTCAACTCAAAGTCGATAGTTATTCGCTCCTTGGGTTTCCACTTGAACATAGTCTCATGAGTTCCCATGCGAATAGGCTCGTTGATAGGCGTAAGCACTAGCCCATCAGTCTCGTACTCATAGGTGTCCAAAGCCGGGACAGATTCAGAGCCCCATAAGTACATAGTCTTGACCCGAATTTCAAAAGGAGCTTGTGCCGTCTTGATGATCCCCTTAATCACCTTGCGTGCAGCATCGAGGCGATAATTCAGGGGTTGGCTCGTGAGGTTTTCCCCCTTGACTCGCACGGCATCGTGAACCACAAAGAGCACCTTGCCCGCCTTGGTTTTCACGAGTTCACCATCGAGTAAAGTGTCTTTGGGGATGCGAATTTTAACGGGCTCAATAACAAACGCCCTATTTACCAAAAAGACCCCTTCCTCGGTGCTCGCAAGCAAGTGACGCACACCATCGGTTTTTTCGCAGACAAAATAGGGCTGACGCTTAAGGAGGGGAAAGTGCCTACGCTCGATAGAGACGGGTTGGGGTCCTGGAAATCTGGTCCCGTCAGATTTCCACGACTCCTGAATGAAATTTAAAATAGCCTCGCCCATCTGAGTTTCTTGACTATTAAGACGTTTGTTTGTTTAAGGCGGTGACATTACACGAAAGTTTTGTGCTGCGGCGCAATCAGCAATTCAGCATCCTCGCGGCGGATATCGTAGGTCTCCATAAGCGTCGCCCAAGTCCACTTTGCTTCCACGAGCAGTTTCTGCGTCTGCTGCTGGAGAGCATCTGGGGTCCGTAGCATGTGCTCGGAAATGTAGTCGAAATCAGGATACTTGCCCTCGAGCAGGAAATCGGTCACGTGGCACATCAGGTCCAGCTTTTCCTCGTCGGTGTACCGGTGACCCTGCCGGGAAAGTCCGTCGCGAGCATGGGCAAACGCCTTTGACGCTTGATG